GATTTTTGTTACTGCGCTCCGCTTCACCCGTCTCCACAATGTCTCTGCTCTCCCGCTGGCTCACGACGACGCGGCGCTCAACGCTTTCAAGGCGGTCGGTCTGTTCGCTCACCTCATCGCGCAGCTGCCGCACCTCCCGGATCAGTTCGGCCGAGGAGCCAGAGCCGCCCTCATCATCGCCAGCGGGTCTTGCCGGCCGCGTCACCCGCCGCACCAAACCGCCGGTGGCGTACTGGGGCACGCCAGCAATGCGCTCCATTTCGGCCTTCGTCGGCGGCTGGGCGCCAGTCTCGTGGATCGCTCGCATCGCGGGAAGCCCGATCGACTCGACCACCTTTTTCGGCATCACGTACTCCCCGCGGTGGACCACGCCGGCCGGTGCTGATCGGGGGCCACTGCCTGTGTATCCACCTTCATCGAACACCGCAGAAGATGCGGCCGACAAAAGCCCTTCAACCACAAGCCCAAAGATGCCGCCGTCTTGCCCCTGCCCTTCACCGCTGTCTTCAGCTGAACCTAACACTTGGGCCAGCTTCGCTGCGGCGGCCGACGCAGCAGCCCGAATGAGAGCCCGTTGGAGCGCCTCAAAGAAGGCATTCTCCGTGCGCTGAAAAAGCGGCCGAAGGCCCTTGACAAAGCCCTGCTCGGCCCCGCGGGCAATCCCGCGTGCAAAGCTATCGGCCGTCTTAGTTTCAATGTCGCCCGAAAGCGCCTCCCGCACCTGCTCGGCCTCGTCTTCCGCCAGATCCAGACCTTGAATCAGATCGTTGATCTCCTGCCGGCTAAACTCCGCCCCAGCCCGCTGGGCCTCTCGGATGCGAGTCGCGATGGCCTGCACGCGCTTCTCGGCCTTCGCCGCCCCGGACAGGAACGGCATCTGGTTGATCTGCTCAATCCGCTCTTGAAGGTCGGAAAATGCCTGATCAACTTCTGAAGGCTCCTGCGCGTTGTCGGCAAGCTCGGCCGTCTCCACCTCTTCGGCCTGTGAGGGCGCTTCGAGCTCCTGCTTTTGGACAATCAGCCGCGTAAGACGGTCCCGCAGCTGCTGGACCTCGGACTGGTCAATCTCGATGTCCTGCTCGGAAAGCGTCCGCATCGCCTCCCGCGTCTTGTCGATGCGGGCCTGGAGCTGCTGGGAGCGGTCGACCACGCCAGGGAAGTTGTCCCGAAGGCGTTCCTGCTGGGCCACAAGGTCGCGGAACTGCTGCTGGACCTCCTGAAACGTTTCGGATTGGCTCTCGGCCTCCCCGGACTGCTCCTCCGAAAGCTCAATGCCCCGCTCTTTGGCCGCGTTGAGAAGCTCCTCTTGGCTGACCGCGCTTTGGCGCTGGTCGATCTTGTCCTCAAGAACCGAGCGGAGGGCCTTCTCTTGAGCGAGCTGCCGCTCGTTGCGGTCGATGAGGCGCTGGAGGGCCTGGTCCGAGAGGTCCGCAAAGCGGGTCGCTTGGGCGGAAAGCTGGGCCTGCTGGGCACCGGTCGCTCCCTCTGCCTCCCGAAGGCTTTCGAGAAGCTGCTGCCGATTCTCAATCGACTGGCCGAGTCCTTCCTCCAGCTGCCGCGCGTCCTCGAGGCTCGTGATCTCGAAGGAGGGGAGATCCTCCTGAAATCCCTCTACGAGACTGTCGGTGGCCTGCTTCAGCCCCTTCACCCGCTCGCTCGTCGACTTTGCCTCCTCTCCGACATCCGAGAAAAAGCTCAGGATATCGTCCTTGAACGTCAGCAGCAGCGTAAAGGCCCCAATGATGCCAGCCGGGCCCTTCAGGGTAGAGAAAAGAGCTGAGAGCGCGCCCCGTGTACCCCCGGCTTTTGCCTGAAGCTGAGTGAACTGCTCGGTGATGAGCGGGATCTGATTTGCAAGCCCCGCCATTCCGAACTTCGCGTCTTGGGCCGCCTGCGTGAGCTCGAAGCCAAGATTACTTGCTGTGGCGGAAGCAGAGGACCGCATAGTCTCGGCCTGTCCGCTGAACCGGTCCACAGCACTGCCCGCCTCACGGATGCTCTGCTCGGCGCGCTCGGCGCTGCTCTGCACCTCCGTCATCGACCGTTCGACCTGCTGCGCCGCCTCGGTGGATTCGGAACCGAGCCGCTCCATCGACTTTGCGCCATCAGCCGTAGACGCTTCCACCTGCTCTATCGACTCCGAAACATCGGCAGAGGCATCATCTAGCCCCTCCATTGACCGCACGCTCTCCTCACTGGACTCGGAGAGGCTCTCGATTGACCGGGACGCCTCTTGGCTCGACTCTACGACGCGGGCGGACATGGACTTTGCGCTCTCCTCGACAGAGGCCTCCGCGTCCTCCACCTGCTGGAGAGCCTTGACGGTCGTCTCGTCCCCGTCGATCTCAACCCGGAGCTGTACGCCTTCGACGACAGCCATCGGTTCGAGTGCAAAAGTGAGGAGTTAATGAGTGCGCTCGTCGTCCATCGCCTCCTCCCTCGCCTCGCTTACCGCAAGGGCATCAACGTTCATCTGGAGGACGTCCTCATAGGGCGTCTCCATCAGCTCCCCGTAGCCGTGGCCGGTCGCCTCCACGAGTGCCGCTACCATCTGGCCAATGTTCACCCGGAACGGGTTGCCGCCGCTTTGGACATCTTTCCCAGACTCGTCTACGCCTGCAGCACCGGAGCCTACTCCGTGCCGCCGGGCGTGCCAATCAGCGCGCTCATGGCTGCGGCGTAGACGGGCACGAAATGCTGCAGCGCCTTCAGCGTGACGTCGATCGGTACCTCGCTCGCCTCACTGTCGGAGATGTCCAAGACGATCGTGTTGAGGCGCTCCAACTCTCCGATGAAGGCCTGCCGAACGCGTGCCGCGTCCTTTCGGCTCAGCTGGCCGCTATCCGCCGCTTCTTGGTGAGCGCCCCGCAGCGCGTCGGCCGCTGAGTCGTGCCGCGCGCCTTGTGGCGGGGCGCTCTTCTGGGCATTGTCCCCGCCCTTTGCGGGGACGTGCCCGTTGCGGGACGGCGCTCCGTACGCGTCAGCCAACCCGACGTCGATCAGAAGCTCGTGGTAGGCCAACACGTGGCCGGCGGTGTACTGAGCCGGTAGCGGCCAGCCCGGGTCCACCCGCCCCGCGAGCGAGCGCAGCCAGCCCGCAAGCGCCCGGCGCCACCGTTTCAGCTCATCTCTCATATCAGGTTAGGAGGTGGTGCGGGTAGTCGAGAAGGCGTCGTCCTTGAACTCCGAGAGGCCGGAGTAATCGGTGTCCCAAGCGGTCTGGTCGTCGATGTTGACGACGACTGCGCCGTGGGGCGGCACCGCGATCTTACCGGCATTGGGATTGGTGTCCGGCGCCTTTGAGGCGTTGAGCGTAACCTCGTGGGTGCGGGCCTCGTCGCGGGCAACCGTTTCTTCGTAGGACTCCTTCTCAGCCCCGACATGGGGATAGGCCCGCAACTCTGCGTAGAGGTCGCCCCCCGCAGCCGCATAGTAGTCCCCGCGCGTGTCGACGGGCAAAAGGTCCCGGACCGGCGCGTGGTTGTTCTCAAGCCAATCGAGGAGGAGCTTAAACCATTCGCCATTTTCCATCACCGTCCGCGCGATCGCGTACTCGTCGGTGTTGACCACCTGCGCGATCTCAGTGTCCGTCTCGTCGAAAATGCGTTCGACGTCGCGCTCGTTGGTGATGGAGCCGCCCTGCAGGAGGGACCCCACCGAGTGCCAGCCGCCGGCGAGGTTGACCGGCTCGACAAAGACTGGGTCAGTGATCGACGCGGCGCTCAGCGAAGAGCCTACCGGAATCTCGGTAATGGGTCCGCCGCCGGTGCCCCCGGACGGATCAAAGGTCACGCCCTGCTGGACGGTATAGAGTCCGCCGTTGGCGGTCGACCCGCCGGTTCCCGCACGGACGCGCCACTGCGACCCCTCAACCACATCGAAGACGCGGTCGCCGTCCACCTTGAGGATATCGTTGGTGTCGTCAACGTCGTTGAGCGGAAAGGCGTAGCGGTCCTGCCAGATGGCGTCGGCCTGGGCGTCGGTGAGCCCCACCTCCAAGCGGTTGGAGCCGCCCTTCTTGACCTGCTGGGGATCGCGGAGAAGGCCGGAAGGAGTTTGAACAGCCATAGCGGAAAGGGATTAGTTGCGAAGTTCGAAAGTCAGTTGGTAGCGCCACGTCTTGTCCCGCGGGTTGAGCCCCAGCGGCTGGCTTGTCTCAGGCACTGCCTCGTAGCCAGCAATGTCGGCCCCGGAAAGTGCTCGGAGCGCGTACTCAATGAGATCATAGACCGGCCCGTGGCCTTGCCGCCGGCTATCGGACCGCCGCTTCTTCGAGACGCAGACAATGTTGAAGCGGGGCGTCCGCTCAATTGAAAGCAGTTGGTCAATCTCATCTTGGCTCGGCTGAAACGCTTCCCGCTCATAGAGCACCAAGAGGGCGCTCTGGGTCGTCATCCGGTAGTCCTCGGTGTTGCCGGGGAAGGGCTCCACCGCCGTACTATCCGGCAACGCGCCGCCCTCAAGAACAGACACAATGCCGTCCTCCAGCTGCTCGACAGTTTGGTCGGGAACGCTCGTGGCCATAGGTCAAAAGCCGAACTGGTTATGTCCCTGGCGCCAGCTGTCGAGAGCCCCGCCACTGAAGGTTGTCGTTCCTTGAGTGGCCGAGGCGCGAGACCCGCCACTAGGCGCGTCGCTACCGTCGACCTGAAGGCCAAGCTCAATCATGCCCCGAGCAATTTTTTCCAGGTCCGAGACGGCTTTTTCGTAGCGATTCTCGGCCGTCTCCGTCGGCGACTCCTGCAGGAGGTAATGCCCAATCTGTGCCGTGATGCGGCGCACGATGCGGGGCGTCTCCGAGGCGGCAGTGGCCACCGGAACGTCGTAGCTAGACTGCAGGTAACCGTCTACCTCAGCCTCTGCGTCGCGGAGGGCGTCCTTAATGGTCTTGGCCGCTTGCCGGGCGGCCTCCGCCTCATCGCTTGATCCGGAGACGCTGTTGCCGTCATATGCGTCTTGCACCTGACCTGACCCGTCGCCGGTAATGTCAAGCACGCCGCTCTCGTCGGCGAAGCGGACAATATCTGCTTCGCCGAATCGGTCGTAGAGCTCCGAGAGGTCGGCGTAGGTCGGGCTCGTGGCCATAGGTCAGCACAACTATCCCGCAAAATCAGCGATGTCTGCGGCCGTCGCGTCGCCGACGCCCTTCAGCTCGGTCAGGTCGCCCTCGTAGCCAGCGGCCGCCTCGATCGTCTGCAGGCCCGCTTCGGCGAGCGCATTGGCCCGCTTCGTGCCCACCAGCTCAACGAGATCTTCGGAGGGCTTCTCTGCGCCTTCGGGACTCTCCTCGCCTTCGGACGCTTCGTCGCCCACCGGCCCCTTGATCGCGCCATAGGAGAGCAGCGGGGCCGCCTGCTGGCCAGTCATCTCGACGGTGTCGCCCTCTTGGTGCTCCTCGCCGTCGTGGCGAAGGAGCGGGCGGGATACCCTGTAGGTCGGCATGGTATCGTAGCATCTATGCGTAGAGCAAGCGTCCCCGCCCCGCGGCCCCGAGGCGGCCAGCGATCAGGCCAAAGCCGCCCCGGTCAGCTCATCCTGTCAGGATTTTTCGACTGGATTAGCTGTCGTCGCCGGCGTTCTCGAAGTAGTAGCCCAGCTCCGACGCGGAGATCTCCTCGTTGTACGACATGCCAACGCGCTGTCGGGTGCCGCCCCGCATGCCCATGTCCGGGTCGTCGATCGAGCCGCTCATGAGATCCTCCGTGGCCGCGCCCTGGAAGACTGGCGTGAAGCCGAACGTCGGAATCCCATTGCCGTTGCCGGTCGGGTCCGCGTTCTCGTTGATGTGGTGAAGCGCGGCGTCCGGGCCCCAGGCGCGGCTCGGAACCGAGCCGTCGAAAGCGTTGGCTTGGTCCTGCGCGGTGAGGACGCGGTTCTCCCCAACCAGCACCTGGTCGAGGCCCAGCAGGTCGGCCAAAAACTGCAGTGGCACGACGTTCTCCGCACCCTCGTTTCGGTTGTACGCTTTCGAGAGGTTCGGGTGCAGCTGCAGGTAGGTGGCCGTCTGCTTGCCCAGCGTGAGCGTGTTGGGTGGCAGGATCATCTCATCCATCGCCAGCTTCAGGTCTTCGATCGGCGTGGAGTTGGGATCAGACCACCGGTCCGTCCCCGACAGCGTCTCTTTCTGTCCAGCCGGGTAGGTCGCCGCGTCGAAGACGACCGATGCCGCGGCCGACTCCTTGTCGTTCAGAAGCAGCTCCGTGACTCCCTCAATGCCACGGTCCTCCAGAGGGACCGTCTCGCCTGAGGGCTCCTGCTCGACATCCTTATTCGGGATCGGGTTATCGAGCGCGTGGTCGCGAGTCGACCCCTGCACCTCACGGGAGCGGAACTCCACCTGATTGGGGCTGGAGCGACGCCCAACGCGAGTGTCCACGTTGCGAAACCGCTGCTCGATCGGGGTCTCCTGATACTTGTAGACCTCCCGGTCGACCGTGATGTGCGGCAACACCTGGTCGGCGATGTACGCCTCTTGGTCATTGGCGTACTCGATGGCGATCGCTGTCGCCGCTGGGTCGTACTTAAAAGGGGCTTGTCCCTGAGCCATTGGGTTGGGCTAAGTCGGTGAGTAAGTGTCGTGTCAGTCGTTTTGAGGCGCCATCTTGGCGCCAGGCGCTAGAGGGTGAACCGGTCAATCTTGACCGTCACCAACTCCCCAGCCCCGGAGGTGGCGTTTTGCGCGATGCCGATCACCTCGTCAGCGCCAGTGGTGGTGGCTTGGGCACGGCCGTCCGCGTCTGCAGCGATCTTGTCGCCGATCGAGACCGAGGCGCCAGCTTCGATGCGGACCACCCCATCTTCGGCAACATCAACCTGCTCGCCCTCTTTGATGGCGGTGCGCTCGGCCTTTTGGTAGTCGAGGGCCACGCCGAAGGGGAGGTCCGTCGACGCGGTCGCCTCGACGACCTCTCCGCGGGCGGACTGCTTTACGATGCGATTGGGGCGCACGCCACCGGCGCCGGCGTCAAAGGTGTGGATCTGCTGCGGGTCAGAAAAGGCCATTGTCTGTTGAGGCAAACGCCTCGTTGGTCAGTGCGGGAAAATGAGTCGTGATAGTGTGGCTGCTGGCTATCTCCATGCGTCGCGTCTCTATGCGTCGCGGCGGCCGAGGACGTTGTCCATCGCTTCGGCATAGCGGATCTCCTCGCCGGTCTCTTCCTTCACGCGCTCTTGCTCTTGCTTCGCGGCGTGGCGGAGACTGTCGGCGTCGGAGAAGTCGACCGGGTCGGCCTCCTCCCCATCCGCGACCTCGCCGAGCACCACGACCGGACCTTGGTGGTTCATGATATATTCCAAGGTCTCGCGGAGGCCCTTCGCCTCCTCCCCGCCCACCTCGGCCTCGGTGAAATCGATCGTCGCCTCCTCGAGACTGGCACCTGCCTCTTCGGCCAGCTCCAGCACTTCCTGCCAGAGCGGCACGTGCTTCGAGTGAATGCGCCCGTTCTCGGCGGCGTCCTGGACGGCGTCCTCAATGTCGCGCTGGCGAAGTTCTTCCTCAGCCTCAGACAGGTTGTCCACGCGCTTAGCCTTCTGCTCTGCCTGCTTACGCGCCTCACGCTCGGCGTCGAGCTCCTCTTCAAGGCCAGTGACCTCAGACTCCTTCTCCTCAATGCGATTCTCAAGATCATCGAGCCGTTCGGTGAGCTCTTCGACATGAGAGGGCTGATCATCCTCGGAAGCGCCTTCCTCAGAAGCGTCATCGGTATCTTCAGGGGACTCGACCTGAGAGGAGGCGTCCCGATCGGCACTGTCTTCGGGTTGCTCCTCTTGCAGGTCGTCCGGTCCACTGCCACCGGTCATGGGCACGCCGAGCATCTCGGCGAGGCGCTGAAGAAGCGTGCGAGCATCGGAGTCGTCATTCATGTCGTCAGCGAGGTCGAATGTGACAGTATCGAGATCTTCGTCATCGGCGAGCTGAGGCGTCTCCAGGCCCTTCACGGCCGGGGCCTTCGCCCCGAGGAAGCCGACGTGCCGCAGGTAGGGCTCGCTGGCATCGGACACGGGATGGTTCGGGTGGTCCGGCGGGTAGAAGCTTGCAGAGATTTTTTTGAAGCGGCCCGAGCGGACGGCCTCCTCGAAGTTCTGCTCCACCTGGTGTGGTTTTGCGCGCAAGTCGGCACCGTCGGCCACGAGTTCATCGACCCATCCGAAAGCGGGTTGGTTCTCGGCGGGATGCCCGATCACGAGCGGCGCCTCGTGCAGATCCGGGTCGTACAGGTTGGCAATTGCTTGGACATCGTCCTCCGTGTAGTCGATGACACTGCCGCTCGCGCCGTGGTGCGTTCCGGCGCGGAAGATGTGGAGGCTAGATGGGCCTGATAAAATCAGTTCATCTGAGCCGGGGACTTTGCTCTGAGGCATGAGGCCGTGAGTGGGCGAAAAGACAACTCACCCGTAGAAATGCGTTTCTGAGACCTCGGTTGCTGTACTTCCGGTACACCACCGCCGGAGTGTTATCCGTACGCCCGGCCGTAAACGACCTCACGCACTGTTGACACGCTGCAACAATGCTGCTCGGCAAGGCGCCGGAAGGCTTCATCCCGGCCGTGCTCGTCCCGCAACACCGGATACTGGCGTCGAATACGGACATTCCGGCGCACGATGCGGGCGGTCTCTCGCACGCGCCGCACGTCATCGTCGGTCGCGTCCTCTGGAAGCGTGACGACCTCCTTGGTGCTCATTGGGCTGCGATGTGGTCCAGAAGGATCTGTGCAAGGATCTCGCCGTAGCGGTCCGACGGTCCCAGGAATTTTCGTTGGGGAATATTCATGTCCATCTGGTAAGAGCTCACCTGCACCTCCGTCGGCTGATCAAGCGGCTTCCCAAACGCCTGCGTGATGGTCCGCGTGTGGGCTGGCACCGTGACCGTGTCGTCAGCCCCAAAGTTGTGGGCGAGCATCTTGTCTTTCTGGGCCGGCTCCGTGCCGCCGACCACGAGCCCATCGTCAGTGACATCGTAGCCGATTTGCCCACTCATCTGGCCGCTCTCCGTCAGGATGGTGTCCTTTCGCTTCTTCTTTTTGGTCGATGCGACTAGGGGCGGCCAAGGCTGCCCAGAGGGCGTATTTTCCTCGTTGAAGCGGTCCTCCGTCAGGTTCAGGAGCGTGTCGCCCATCCGCCGCAGGGCCGGCTCTGGGCGCTGAAGCCGGTTGACAAGGCCGGAAAGATCCGTGTCGTTTGCCATCAGCCTCCGAGGTCAATTCCTTTGCTGCGCATCTCGTCGAGCACCTGACGCCGGCGCTGGTCATCCAAGGCGGACAGGAGCTCTTCCCGGCGTTGGCGCCGGGCGGCTGGCGTGCCCGGCGCTGAGCGGAAGCCGGGGTCCGGAAGCGGGGGGTTCGTTTCGGGAAAGTCCTCGTTGATCGCCAGTCCCCGCCGCTCGATCGCGGCTCGGTCCAAGGAAAACGCCTTGCACGTGCAATTGAACCCGTTCGGGGGCCAGTATGTCGCCCACGCCTCGTGGCCAGCTGGCAGGACGGTGCCCTCCCACTGTATGTGGTGCTCTCGCGGCTCGATCGGCCGCCCGTGGCGGTAAAGCACAAAGACGTCGATGCCGGTCTCCTCGGCGTCTTCTTGAATCTGGCGCACCTGCTCGCGCCGGCCAGCGTGGTAGGCGTTCGTCAGGTTCTGGCGGTAGATGAGGCGCTGACGCCAAGCGTTCTCGCCGGGCTTCCAGCCGTGCTTCTCGGCGATGTCCTCAAGTCGATCCCGAAACTCATCCAAGCTCTGCCCGTCCTCCAGCGCTGTCTCCAGTTCGGCCTTGATGTCACCCAGCATCTCGGCCTTCGACACGCCGGTGATGAAGAACGCCTGCTGGCGGTGGCGCTCCTCGAGCTCCTCGAGCACATTGTCGGAGACGGAGATCCGCTTTTGAAAAAGCTCAATCGCCTCCTCGAACCGGATCTGTAAGTCATCAGGAAACTCCGGCATTACTCCTCAAATAGCTGATCTGCTGTGCGACGAAGGAGCCCAGCCAGCTCATCAGAGTAGCCGAACCGGTCCTGGTTTTTGTTAATCGATTCGCGGATGTCTCCATCCTCATGTCGCTCTGAGGCGGCCTTCCAGTCTACAATCATTTCGACAATGTCAAGCAGGGTCATTCCGCCAATGCCCTCCTCCCAGTGCTCTGGGTGGTGTCGGTGATACTCGTAATGGTGCTCTAGTGCTGAGTCAAGCTCCGCCAGCAGCTCTTCGTATCGGTCGGACCCGTACTCGACCTCATTCAGTTGCGCACTTACTTCTGCAAACGAGCTAAACTCCGGCTCCTCGAACTTGGTGTCGTCGTGAACTCGTCCCCTCTCCAGAAGCCGACGAACGACGCTATGGAGAAGCTCCTGCACACGCCGGACGTGCGAAAGGGTATCGTCTAGTGTTTGTCGCTCTCGATCTTTCATGGCTCAGTTTTGCGCGCAAAAGGTTACACGTCAACCTCCGATTCATCGTCCATCTCCACCCGGCCGGCGCCATGAGCGGCCGTGAGGGCCGTCTCCATGGCCTCTGCCAGCCCATCGGAGTCAAGGTCATCGTAGAGGTCGTCGATGCGCCGCACTGCCTCCCCAATCGTGTCGGCCTCGGCGAGCTCCTCGTCGATCCGGTCGATCATGTCGTCGAAGACATCGCCCGCCCGCTCCTCCATCTGCGCCACGTAATCAGCTACCACCTCCAGGTTTTCCCCGCGGGCGCCATTATCAGGATCGTCGCCGTTGGCAGATTCCTCGTCCTGGAGCTCTCGAATCGACTCGGCCAGCGATTGCGGTCCGCCTTGAGGTGTTCCTTGGGGCCGCTGGATCGACACCTCCTCGAAAATCTCGTCCCCACCGGCAAACTTCTCGTTGATCCAAGTCGTCGCCCCCTCCCCGGCCGGCCGGAAGCCGACCTTGCTGAGGTTAACGAGGATTGTGGCGAGATCGGACCGGTCGTCCAGCTCGGGAAAGTGGTGCACGAGCCGGGGCGGCACCGCGTCGTCGCTATTGTAGCGGGTCAGCCACGTCAAAAGCGTGTTGTTGATCGTATGGGACAGGAGGCCGGCGTCGTTGGAAGCGAGCTTTACCTGCTCATCCTGGTGGGTCTCCGTCGCGGCCCGGGCCCCCTCACCCTGCAGGTCACTTGTGAGAGTTACGCCGAGGACGCTCTTCACAATCGCCGTGTCCATCGCGCCTTTCATCGCTTCGTAAGAGTCGGCACTGGAGGCCTTCGAGGCCACCTCCAGGAACTCCACCTCCATGTCCTCCGGGAGCGTGATCGCCGAGTCGGTGTGCACCTTCTGAATCGAGGCCATGAGGCTCTGTACCTCGTCGGAGTCGGGGTCGAGGCCCTTCCGGTGCTTTCCGACGACCGTGGGGCCGCCGTGCTTATCGAGGAAGCGAAGCCAGAAGGACATATTCTGCCGCTTGAAGAACACCGGCCAGTAGAGCTGGTGGCCGAGCCCGCGGCCGTAGGGATCGGTCTTGCTCCCAAACGTGTGCACGACGAACTTGCGGGGCGGAAGCAGGCGTCCGGGAAGCACGCTCGACTGCGTGCGGAGGCGGAGCCGGTTTTTGCCGTCGAACCGGAAGCGGCGTTCCTCCCGGATCTTGACTGCGTCGGCAATCGTCTCCGAGCTCTCCACCCGCCAGAGGATTTCCGCTGGCTTGAAGCCAAGCAGGATCGCCTCCAGGAGCCCCTCCTGCAGGTCATCGAAGCCCTGGGGCAGCTGGGCGGTCGCGTGCTCGGATTCGGACTCCTCTTCGCCGAGGGCCTCCATCTGGGCCGAGGCCAGGTCGGCCATGCGCTGATCCTCAGCCGTCGGCTCCATGCCTTCCCGCTGGCCGGGCTCAATCGTCCACCCCACCTCCGTCACGCCGGCGACGCGCTTCTGCAGGGCCATCTGCACCTGCGGGTCGCGCCGCAGGTCGCGATAGATCTCCAAGAGGTGCGAACGGCCCTGCTTTTGGAGCACGTCGTCCTCCGGGCGTCGCATCCGATTTCCACCGAAAAGGCGCGTTGGATCAGTGCTCAGGCGCGCGAGCTCGGCGGTTTGTTCTTCTGTAGGCGTGTCGGGCATAGTCACTAGGGGCTTATGTAGTCGGCAATGGTGCCGTCGTGGGTCGAGCGCGTGACGGCCGTGGCGATTTGATCGCCGGTCGAAACGCCCCGGCCGCCAGCATACACCGACAGAGCAAGCGCATCGCGAACGTCGGGACTGCGGCCGAGCTTCTCGCGCTCCTGCTCCTTGCTGAACTTCAGCTTATAGCAGCCGCGGCTATCAAAAGTGTACTCCGGAAGCACAAGCTCGGTATCGAGGCGGTCGTCTTCGGGGATGCTTGCATCCTCCAGCCACTCGCCGAGGCCAAAAACAAGCTGCGTGCGCAGATTGGCGTAGAGCTCCTCTTGGCCCGCCGTCTCGGCCACATTGACCGGCTGGACGACCAGCCACGGCGGCGCGATCTGTACCAGTTGGTCGTAGGCGCTGGCGCCGACACCGATGACGTCGACGTTGACAATGACCTGCTCCTCGGGCCGGCGCATCTGACGGGCCTTCTCTTTGACCCGGCCGGCAAGCTCAATGCCGTTCAGCCCCGAATATGTACGGATGTCGTAGGTCTTCGGGCCACGGGTGGGCGCCACGGCCGAGTCGTCGCCGCCGTACCGGGCCACATCGACGCCGAGAGTAAGGGGTGCCGCTGGCTTTTCCTCCAACTGCCGGCTCCGGGCCGCCTCGACGTCGGAAAGCGCGATTACCGACTCTTCGGACTGGTCGGGGAAGTCGCCTTTCACGCGGACCTGGTAGAGCGGCGAGTCTTCGCCCCACTCCCGCCGCTTTTCCTCGATCCACTCTTGGGTCGCAAGGCCGGGGATGTCCCGCTCACCGGTAATGTTGGGGCTTTCCTCCGAGCTGATGTGGATCGTGTGCCAGAAATCCCGCTTCGAGTGGAAGGCGTCGAAAAAGGTGCCGCTTTGCTGGGTTGGGTTCGACAGCATGAGGATTTTCGCGCCGCCGGCACGGTTTCCCTCGATTGCCTCGAAGATGTCTTCCGGCACGCCGCTGGCCTCGTCGACGATGTAGAGGAGGTTTTTTCCGGAGATGCCGGCCGCATCTTCGGCGTTGCGCGTCGAGAACCCGAACACCTCTCGCTTGTCGTCGAACTCGAGCCCGTACTCCGGACTTTTCGCCAGTTCGCCCCCGATCGGCGCCTCGGCCTGGTCGTAGAGCATCCGCAGCTCACGCCAGAGGATTTTGCGGACCTGCTTGAAGGTGGAGGAGGTCATCGGCACCCGGGCATCGGGAAAGCAGCACACAAACCACAAGGCCAGCACGGCGGCCGTGTTGGACTTGGACACCTTGTGCCCGGAGCGCACGACGACGCGGTCGTGACCCTTGACCGCACGGATCACGTCGAGCTGCCGGCTCCACGGGTCAATCCCCAGCACCTCACGGAAAAACCGCTCCGGCTCAGAGCGCCACCGCTGCAATAAGTCGCCTGGAGCAGGGTTACTCATTGTCTTCGAACGCATCTGCGAGAAAGTCACCGAGCCCTAGATGCCCCTCCAGTTCTTGGCGATTAGTATATTTGCCGCCTCGATCCTTAGCTGCCTGCTCTAAGATCTCGGCCGCCCCCAGATAGTGGCCCATGCCCATCAGTTTTCGGTAGATGAGCATGAGCTGCTGGAGGCGCCAGGCCTCCTGCCCAATCGCAACGTCGACTCGACCTTCCCGGATCGCCTCCCGCAGGTCGTAAAACTGCTCGCACCACTCCTGCTTCGGCTCGCGCCCACCCTTCTCCGGGTGATAGTACTGCACCTGATGCCGGGTGACCTCGACGCCGAACTCCTCTTGCACGTCCTCCGCGACCTGCGTAGGGGTGCGGTACCACGCAAGCTGTTGGACGACAAAAGATTGGACATCCGGCGTCAGGGAGGCCATCAGGCAGTTCGTTCAACCCAGTGCAATTTTGCGCGCGAAAATCAGCTGATCGGCGCCCCGCAGCCACAAGTTGCTTCCACGGCCGCTTCCTCTACGGTCGGGCCGCGACGGAGCGCTCCCTGCATGCGTTGCAGGTCGTCGGTGGCGGCGCCGTAGCGCTCGGCTACGCCCACGAACTCCTCGACGTCGTGCGGGTCGATCGTCCACTTCGG